AATGTTTTCCTACATATCGTAATTGTCTTGTTAGTATTCTCTAAACAGTATTTAAAAATAATATACAAGAGAACGTTGTAGGTTTTTCCACTTCTTGTTCCACCTTGCTCTATTGTAATCTTCTTATCTGATTCTAATAGATGTTCAAAAACAACATTAGTTTTTATCTTCACGCTTTATTATTTCTATTTCAAATTTAGTAGGCATACCATCAGCACCAGTTATCTCTTGTCGCTCTACATAACCTCTATTCTTTCCTTTTGTCTTTAAATAGAATATAGTTTCAGATGTTTTACCATCTCTTATATTCTCAAACAGTTTACTTTCTACAAAATCTAAAGCAATGTTTTCAATATCTTTTACTTGTCGTGCAAATACTTCATCATCTTTTAACCATTGATAGAATGTTGTTCTTCCTACTCCTACTAACTTACAAGCAGTTGTAACAACTCCCAACGATTTTTCTAACGCTTCTATAATTGCTTTTTTATGGTGTTCTGTTCTGTTTTGGTTTTCTTTCATTTTTTTACTAAATATTTTTTTTATTTAATATTTATTTGTATATTGTCATCTCAAATGCGGTGGTAGTGTAAAAGTAACACATTTAACATCCAGTTAAAAGATGGCGTTCATATCGACCCCACCGCTCTAATCATTAGCCCTCCTTTCTTGGAGGGTTATTTTTTCCCCTTTATACATTCCTGCTCCTTGTTTATCTATTTCGCTAAATGGTAACACCTCTTTAGTTATCTGCATACTTTTATCTATTAAGTAGATATATTTTAATTGTTTTCCTTTAAAGGGTTTCCAGTTCCTAAACTCACTACTCATTTTTAAATGATGCGCTTGTATGACGTGCATTGCTTCCCCAGTTTCTGGGTTCATTCTTAAAGCAGTATTATCTACAATCCCAACTAACTTAAATCCACTCGCTCTATATATTGTTCCATCTCCACACTGCGTTCCATCTGCAAAACTTATTATCCATTTTATATGCGGTGCATTCTTTTTAATTAACCTTATACTTATTGCTATACATCTGCTTTCAGAATATTTAGGCAGGTAATCATCAAAAGCCATTCTGTTTAATTCTATAAACTCATTCCAACCAGTACCCTCTACTAAATTAATAGTTCCTTTTTTATTTATACTCGATCCATATTGCATAACTCCGTGTAACTTACCATCTAAAAAACAACCAAAATGTAAAGTACTATTAGGTACAACCTTTCCGCTATAATGATTTAGCTTTACAAACTCATTAGCTATCTTACTTGGTATTACTTTTACTACTATCTCCTTTGCTCTGCCCATTGTGATATAATTAAATAAAGTGCGTTACCATTACTATTTTCATTTCCAAAAGTTTCTACATAATTAAACTCCTCTGTTTTCTTTACATCAGCTATTGCGTTTTTTATTTGCTCTGCTTGTGCATCTGCTAAAGTATATGTCTGTTGTTGGAATGGTGCTTTATCTCCATCTGGTAAACTAAAGCTATCACTTAAATCATCTTCATCAACATCAAAACCTATTATCTCCATTCCCCAATCTTCTAATTGTTGCACATTCCATTCATTACCTAAAACATCCCAATCCCATTCTCCAAAACCTACATTGTCTTTTACAATAAATTCTCTTTGTTGTTGTTCTGTTAGGTCATCAGCTTTCAAAACCCAAACCTCTTTCAGTCCTGCTTCCTTACACGCTTTCAAACGCATATTACCACCAAGTACAACCATATCGCTATTTACTACGATAGGTCTTAACTTTAACATTTGTGGAAACTCCTTAATTGATTTTACAAGTTTCTTAAATTTGTAATCCTTTATAAATCTTGGATTGTTTTCATTAGGTCTAACCTCTTGAATATTTATTAGTTGCATATTAGTATATAGTTAATTATTAATTATTTTAATCTAATTTTAAAAAGTCAGCAGATTCGTGTTCCATAAACCATTCTTGATTCTCTTTGTATTTATCTATTACTGCATCAATCATAACAAGTTCATCTATATCAGAGTTCTTTATCTTATCCATTAACGTTGTAATCTTTCTTAATACGTTTGTGGTCATTTCTTGGTTGTTTAGGTAAACAGTATTGTAGTCGTCTTGTACATATCCCTCTAACATATTTAGAAACTTGTTTCCTTGATTCTTTATGTTCTGTCTGTATTTGTTAGTTCCTTGTAAATCTTCTATTGCTTCTATTGTAAGTTGTCCAAGTAATACTACTTTTAAATAATCTAATTGTTTATCGTTTTTCATTTTATTCTGTTTCTATTACTGTTTCTGTTTCTATTATTTCTTCTACTCTATTTAAACACTTTGCAATAGTATCGAACTGCATTTCATTTCTTCTGTTTACTATTTTCTTTTGTTCTTCTGTTAAGTCATTTAAGTTATTGTAAATGGTTTCTAACTGTGGTAACAATCTTAATATTGCTTTCTTCTTTTTTAATTCTTTTACTAACTCTCCATTTTTATATTCTAAATAAGAATAAGAATCTTTTGGTAAGTTCTCTACCTTTCCAAAATGTACATACGCTAATTCTATTTGTTCTATATCTATATGGTGTAGTATATTCTTTAATGAATGAAGAACTATCGAATGGTCACGACCTACTGATTCTCCTATTGTAGTTAAACTACATTTAGTTAAATCCCTGCATAGTTTATAATACAAGGTTCTTGCATCTACATATTCTCTTTTTCTTGTATCTTTACATATATCTAAACCGTATGTATTGTTTACGTATTCCTTTATAGATTCTATCATTTTAATCTCACTCATATTTTTCATTTTAATCTGTTCTTAATTTTAATAAATTGTAGCACTCTATGTACCTTTGTTTTTCTTTTCCTTTGTGTACTTCTTTAAATAGTTCGTACATCTTCTTTGTGTATTGGTAATGGCTATTGCAATCAGCTAAATACTTTTCAGCAAACTTCTTTCCCTTACCTTTAAAGTAGTTTACATTGTCAGCAGTATCTCCTATAATCATTTGCTCGTATAGATTATACATTGCTTGTTCTTCTGTAATGTCATAAACAACCTTATGTTTGTAGTGATAGTTATACATTAAGCAAGGGAACTGTTTGTAATCTTTATCTATTGAAACTATCATTACTTCATTTCTGCCAAACTCGTTAGATAAATCATACCAATACCTTGCAACCATATCATCTGTTTCTATACCATATCCGTAAATAGAATTATGTTTGTCTTTTACGTATGCGTGTACTTCATTTAGTAATGGTGGCTTCTGTTGGTTATTTCTATTAGCTTTATACTTCTTTGTTATTAGCTTTCTAAAGTTTCCTAACGAACCACTAAATATAAGCACCTTGTCTATCTCGTAATTTTCTTCAAGGTCATTTACAATACCCATAAGTTGTTCATCAAACTTGTCTGTTGCATCAGATAGTTTCTCATAATAAGGACTATCATCTGGAGTTAATCTTTTACGATAACAACTTGCAAATATTAAGCTATCAGCATCAATAAGTAATATCATAACATAGATGCGTTAAAACAATCCCTACTGCAATAACTACCCTCTTTGTCTATTTGAGTTCCACACTCTTGACATTCATATTCTTTGTCATCTAAATACTCGTCTAAATCGTAATCTAATTGTGTCATCTTTCTATTTTGTTTTTACTTCTTAATAATTCTATTTCTCTGTTTAAATAATCTTGTGCCTTAATTAAGTCAAGTAGTTCATCGTGCTTCTTTCCTGCTCTTGCAATATACTTAATAATATTACCTCTACAAAAATTTAGTTCGTAATCTCGTATAACATCTATGATGTCGTAATCTTTTCCGTTCTCGTAATGTGGTTGTGTTCCTCTCATAATTAGCTATCTTTAATTGTAACTATTATTTTTATTACTATTATTATTAATATTATTATTACAACTCCCATAGCTATAATACTTTTATGTTTCCATTACTGTAATGCTCACAGATAACACCACTTGATAATCTAACAACCTTGTAAGGTTTTAGGTTCTTGTTCTCTTTTACTTGTTTGATAATTCTTTTAATTGTTTTCATCTTGTCTTTGTTTTTAAAGTTAAACAAATATAAAACAAATAATTGGATTATAAACACTTTTTGTTAATTATTTTTATTTACCAATACTGCTTTACTTTCTTCAAGCAGATAACAAGGTTTTAAAACTTTCTTATTTCCCCACATTGTAGTTTCTGGGCAATACTTATTTACTGCCTTTGGGAGTTCAATATCATTCAACCAAAACAAGTAGTTTGCCTTTGGGTCATTTACAAAGTATAGAGCAACTTTACCAGTACCGATTAGCTTATCGTATTTAAACTTTTCAAGCATCTTGGTATCATAGTGTTTATTTCTAAACTTCATCTCTATAACACATTCTTTTCCTTTAGGAGTTAATCCTTCTGCATCCCAACTCTCTGAACCCTCTCCAGTCCATTTAAGTTTCCATCCATCAAGATTTAATATTTGTACTATTGCTTGTTCTAACTTATGAATTTTGTTTATCATATATTCTATCAATGTCAGCTATCCACATCTTGTAAATCTTTCCGTTACAAGTACAAGGTTCTGAATATTTATGGTTATAATAATTTGCGTGTAATGTACATAAGATTTTCCTATACTCTGGAGTTAATCTGTTTGTTACATTTGCCTTAAAATCTACCCAAATAATTTTATCTTGTTCAGTCATTTGTTTTATTTGTTTGTATTCCTTAATTCTTTAAACATTTCAATAGTACATAATATTATTCCAACGAATGAAAACAATACTATAATGCAAAATATTAGTGTAATAAACTCTTTAATCATATTATAGCTCTTTGTATTTGTTTGCTAATGTTATAAAGTGATAATCTGTTTTACTTAATTTTAGTTTTAACAAATCTTCCTTAACTTCCTTTCTTTTATTACCTACTGGCAATTTGTCTATTAACTGTTGTAGCTTCTGTGTTAGTTTCTTTCTATACATAATTTACCAAAGTTCTATGTCATTTAAATCATCTCTACGTTTGTCGCATCCACACGATTCATAACCAAGTAATTTAGTTACCTTTTCTACAATCCATTTAATTCCAGAATAAGTTGTAATCAGTTCTATAAAGTTTCCGAGTTTCATAATAAATCGTCTTTTAATTTGTTCTTTACTTTGTTGTATGTATTATAAAGAGAATAGTAACCTATCTTTGTTTCTCTACTTAATTCAG